CGGGGAAGCTTCTAAGTTGCAATTTTTCGCAACCTTCATGCAGAGGACTATAAAATGAGACATCGAACGCGTGGCGCCCCTTTGGCCGATAATGGTGAAAATAACTCCTATTCACGGATCTGGTACGATTGTAGTAACTCGTCCTGGACCGTGTATGGGGGTACCCACCTTTTGGCTGTCGGGGATTACGCTACGATGGACGATGTAATCACGCCTGACTACTTTAAGAAGAGACAACGTGGAGAAATTGTTTTCAATTCCATGCAGTCTAGTCGATTGGTAGCCGAGCGTGTCTCGGGTGTAGGAACCCACCGTAAGTCTCCCACTAGCATCAACTGCTCCGGGGTCTTGCGCTATAACGAACTTAAAGAATCGTTAGGCGTTACAGACCTCGTTTTAGGAGCTAAATTTGGTGTTGGGGTTGGTGGATCTTTATCCTACTCTTCGTTGCTTTCTGACGAAGATATAGCCTCTCTTGTTGTCGAACTCTCAACAGTGGTCCAAAATGCTCGCGGTCGTCCTGACGGCGAGTTATGGGAAGCCATTGCGGAGGTTGACAAGTCGTTGAGTTTACTGACAGATTTATTTGTCAGCATGCGGAAGATGGTCACGGACGCTAAGTGGGCTAACAGAGGAAAAGGTTTATCCGCTGCTTGGCTTGCTGTGCGTTACGGGCTCCAACCGCTTGTCAACGATGTGGCTGGTATTGTGAAAGGCCTTGAGGATACCACCGGGAAACGACAAAAAACTTCCCGTGCTAAAGGTACCCTTACAGCACATAAGTACGAAACCTTTACGAGTGCATCAGCTACGGTCTCACGCACAATCGGGATTTCATATTCCGATGATGTACAGATACGTGCTATGTCTCTAGACGAGTTTAGCGCTTCAGTGGCCAGTAACATCGGCTTCTCCGTGAAAGGATTAGTAACCCTTCCATGGGAACTGGTACGCTTCTCGTTTGTCATCGATTGGTTCGCTAATATAGGGAACTTTCTCGGTGCATTGGTTCCGGCTGTGGGCCATACGCAACTTGGTTCTGCTGTTACGATCGAAAGAGTGAGAACAATAAACGCCGTTCCTGTCGCCGAAAGTGGTGGCAGTCAGAATTGGTCGATATTGCGATCGCAGACTGGGACTTACAAAATCTCCCATACCTCCAAGATACGAACTTCAGGACTACCCCTGCCAGGCTTGATTATCGAACGAAACTTCAAATTCTCGAAGCTACTTCGTTGCCTGGATGCGCTTGCGCTGCTAGTCATGCAGCTCTATGCGTTCAGAGGAGTGAAACGCCGTCCGCCGCGGAAATATTCGCATAGCGGTGATGTTTCATTCAACTGGGGGGATGGTGCTGTTTAGGCACCAGAAGTAAAAACCGCGTAACCCCTGATCGGGGAGCGCACTTCGTAGTTCATATCAACTAAGGGAAACCTGATGTCTCTCACTGTCAATGCTGGAACCTACACCGCCGACTCATTTCAACAAAATATTGTCGGCTATATTGGCGCAGCCAAGACTGTTAGCGTTATGGACGATGTTGTCCTAAAGCGCATTCAGCCGAAGCCCACGCCAGTCTTTTCGGGTGTAGGTCGTACAACTGCCAAACTGACTCGCACCTTGACTCTCACTGGCGCACTTACCCCTACGGGGTTGGCGATATGTGAGATTAATATCTCGGCGCCAGTTGGCTATACGGCAGCAAACATCGACACTCTCTTGAACGATATGGGGGCCTTTCTTGCATCGGCCTCCTTTAAGACGCACGTCAAATCGCAGCAGATTTCTTACTAATGGTTCGCCTTGACCGGCGTACCGAAGGTCCTCCTGAAAAGGTGGACTGGCGTAGGGAATTCTTGTGGGCGGCCTGGAAATTGCTAAGGACAGTTATTACCATTCTTATTGTTGGTATCATTGTCTATGCAGGTTTGCGCGATCTTTCGCGCAACATCACTATTGTCGAACAGACCAAGGTGGTGCCAGATGTCGCTGACTAGAACAAAGAAGGTTCAGATAAGCGTTGTGTCTGTGATTGCTGCGGTAGCCCTTGGGCTATCGCAGCTACCGACCGGTTCATTGGGCGGCGTATTGCAGGCATTCGCTGTCTGTCCTCCCCCTGTCAAGGGGCTGCAGTTTGGTGGTCCGGGCTACGGTATCCCAGGATTAAGACTTCCTGGGATTTATCGGAACTCGGTTTAGCTGTCTTAGCGCTTATCACGCTAATCGTTCTAGCATATCGGTATGTTACCGATATGTCAATAGCCTAGGAGATCACAATGAAATCCAAGACTCGGAGAGAACTCGGTGTTCTTAATGAGGTGTTGTCCAAGACTTCTTGGACGACTTACCGAGCTTTGCTCGGCCGTTTGTGCCAGGAGTATGACCACTTCCCGTTTGTGAAGCCAATATCCGGTTTTGTACGGAATGGTGACATTCAACGGTTAGTGGACCATGTTGATGCCATGGGTGAACAGAAGTATCTCACCCCGACAGAGCATTTCGTCGCGTGTCAATTTGTCGCACTCATAAAGAAGTATCCCTTTCCTTCGGATCTGAATCCTTTTGATCCGGAGAAAACTGCTAGGGACAAGTACCAAACATCAGAGGCTAAATGCCTTCTTATGAATGAGTACTTTGCTTCGGAGTTTGATAAAACTCCGGAGGTGCAGGCTGTTTTTGCGTCCATGCGTAACTTTATAAGTTATTGTATTGGACACGAATGCGACCTCGCTTCGATATGGGAACACTGCGATTTTGGTCCTGGGGCCTCATTGGGAGTTCACGGGAATGCCACCAACCTGGCGCGTAAGATTGCGTCGGACTGGTCCGTGTCTCCTGCTGCCTACCTCTATGCTCGTAGTGCAATTTACAACAACTGGCACTGCATCGAAGCTTTATCCGATGCGAAGGCTGGGGAATACATTTGCATTGACCCGGAAGTGCTTAATCAACACTTCTTAAGTCGTACTAGCATATGTACATATAACAAGATAGCCTTTGTGCCCAAGACTGTGAAGACCTTACGGTCTATTGCAGTCGAGCCATTACTAAATGGTTTTGTTCAAAAGGGTATCGACGCCGTTATGCGACGTAGGTTGTTGCGTGTCGGAATAGATCTCTCCGATCAATCCATTAATTCGAAGATGGCCTTTGTTGGGTCATTATCGGATGAGGAAGATAGCTTCGTGACCATCGATCTTGCAAGTGCTAGCGATAGTATAAGCATAGGTCTTTGTAAGACACTTCTTCCGCCCGCTTGGTATGAGTTTTTGAATGACATACGAAGCAAGAACTATTTGTTAGACGACACAGTACGTGTCTACAACAAATTTTGTTCCATGGGCAATGGCTTCTGTTTCCCTCTTGAGACTTTACTGTTTACTGCTGCGTGTGTTGCTGTCGGATGTGGTAATCCCGGCGTAGATTTTCATGTCTACGGCGACGACATCATCGTCCGAAAGCGCTACGCATCGAGCCTGTTGTCCTTGCTAGGGACTATGGGTTTCGAGGTAAACAAAGGTAAGACCTTCCTTGAAGGTCCGTTCCGTGAGTCTTGTGGAACAGATTGGTTTCAAGGTGAGGACGTTCGTCCCTTCATACTTGATGAGGACTTGGGATCACTCCCGAACCTTTTTAAGTTCCTTAATTTGACAAAGAGAAGCGCTCGCTGTTCTGAGTTCTTCAAAGAATCTAGAGAGTTCATAATCTCTTTGATTCCCGATAGCTTTAGATTTGTCCGACCCTACTCGGGCCCGGCAGATTCCGCGGCTTCGGTGTCATTGGATGAGTGCACAACCAGCCATCACGTCCGGTGGAATACTACCTTATCGTGCTGGCAATGGAAGGAGCTCATCACTAGACCAGTTCTTGATGACTGGCTTGGTTTACGGAATGCGCATTGCGCGCATATGATGGCGGCGCTGAGAGGATCTTCCTCCAGTGAGCCGTTCACCTTACGTCGAAAGACGCGCACAACCATACGTAATGTTTCGCATGGTGGGGCAACCAGTACTTGGTTGCCTGGGCGGTCCGAGAATACAGTTTCCTCGGACTCTTCTACTAGCTGACCGGATTTCTTGTCAGTAAAGTAGTTATGGGGGCGCAAGCCTTAATTGGG